CTTTCGGGCTCACTCTGATGTCACCATTCGGTGCATCGGTCCATCACCAATGAGGTTCGTATGTCATACCCGATCATCACTAACAAGTGGCACAAGTGGAATCGTCTCGTTTCGGCTTTGATAAGATCTTCTTATCGGGGCTTTAGCGTAGTCGATGAGCCTGTGTCTCTCAAGTACGCGTCGAAGATCTCGTTAGATCTCTTCGATACGTTACCTGCCGATACGCAGTTGCAAATTGCGCGTCGGTGTCTCTTTGAGCTTCCTAAGCTCAATGAGGCATACAACTCCCGTTATACACGGAGGTCGTACGCTATGATGTCCAGTATGGCAACGTTCATAGATCTCATCCCACTCGTCCGTAAGGGCGGGTATGATGTGTATCTAATTTGGAGTGTTAAAGCCAGTAATGGCCTCGCACTTCATCTCGTTGGTGTACAGGACTCTCTCGGCCATGTAGTGCAACTGTAGGAGTCGCGACCTACATCACTCATAGTTCTTGGACAAAGCATGGAAACCTACACTAAAAAGACACGAGGCTATTTTAACGATAGGGCAGACCTCTTTGAATATGGGGTCAGCCTTTTTGGATCCAGCTACAGCACCCTTACGCCTGGCATAGTGAACAACCCAATGAAATGGGAAGATCGCTTAGACGGGTATAAGAATCCTAAGTGGCGGGACCAGGTACGCGCTGGCCAGGGAGCAACGACAACTATGTTGGCGTTTTCCCAGACTGTCGCTTCTTACCCGATGGTAGCCTTTTCTAATGTGTCTTCACAGGCAGGTGATCCACGCAACTACGCAGTGTATCGCTGGCAAGGGTACCCGCTTTATGCGAGTCCTTCGTCAACGACACTTCCGGCAGGTGTCCAATCCGCAGTAAGAAACCGCGCACTCAGGAAATTCCTAGACCGAGCTATCGAAGCCCGAAATTCAATTCAGGGCGGACAGAACCTCGGTGAATGGAAAGAACTCCTGCATGCTGTCACGAACCCGCTAGGCGCCCTTAGGGAGTTTACGCTGTCTCACCTCGGACACACGAAACGTCGTGTGAGAGGTCTTAAAAAGAACAGCAAAAAGCTTACTAAGGTCCTAGCAGATAGTTACCTCGAGTTTACGTTTGGGTGGAATCCGCTTTCTGCGGACATCGCTAACGCTCTCGTTGGTTTGCAAACACGGATGCAATCGTTCGACAGAACGGTTGTGCACGGGTCTGCTCAACAACGATGGGAAGGTGACGTTCAAAGGAACCAGATCTTCCAGACGTACTCATCTTGTACTGTGTACCAAAATGTGCAATCTTATGGCACTTACCAGTATAGGTATGAGGCGGCTATCAGGACTGGCGCCGTGGATGGCGTCAAGAGTCGGATGCAGGTGCTCGGGCTTTTGCCCGAGCGCTTCTTTCCGACTTTATGGGAGTTAATCCCATATTCCTTCGTGAGTGATTATTTCGTCAATATTGGCGACATAATCAATGCACTTGCATTCCAACGCTCGGAGATCATTTGGGGGCAGACAACTTCTCGTGACATTCGTGTACGTGAGTATACGGATGCCATGTCGGAGTTTAAGCCCACAGCTGGTTTCCTCGCGTCTTACAGGCTTAACGGCCTGTCTGCAAGTGGCGGTCGCGCTAGGATCCAAGCCAAGACTGTAGAGCGTGCGTCCATCGACCAAGATTCGCTTCTTCCTGATCTGGAGTTTCATCTTCCAGTGAGTAAGAAGCCTTGGATCAATATGGCAGCATTGCTCGTAAGTCGAGTCAAGGCCTAGAAACCCTTCCACCAACCTGGAGTTACAAATGTCCTTTACCCTCTCTACCCCTGTTACAGGGGGTGCTCAGACCGGCCTTACGTCTCCGACGTATACGCTGGCTGCAGACACGGCGCCGACGAGTGCCGGCAAGCAGTATGCGGTTACCGCTCTTGGCGGTACGCAGACTGGTGTCGACTCATCGTCGTCGCCGAGTCGCCCGTTCACGATTACTCTGTCGCGTCCTCAGGTCCTTCGGACCCTCGGCGCGGTGGATCCCGTGACGGGTGTTCTCCGCTCTGTGCCACGAAACGTGTACACGATCCGCGTTCGAAAGGGCGTTACGCCTCTGTCGGGCCAGGCCGCCGTGCCGATGCAAATCGTCACGTCGATCGAGGTCCCGGCTGGGGCTGACGCCGCGGACGCGGCTAATGTGCGCGCTGCACTCTCGCTGATGATCGGAAGTCTTAATCAGATTTCCGCTAGCATCGGCGACACGGCGGTCACTGGGGTGATCTGACAATGATGTCAGCTATCTCCAAGTGGCTCCGCGTGCATCGGAGTGCGATCCTTGGAACGATTGTCGTTCTCCAGAATTCCCCCCTTCTCGGTGAGAAGGTTAAAGGGATTTTGGGGTCGGTGTCGTTCCTTTTGGGAGCTACCTAAAAAGTAGTTCCTAGGCTTAGTGACACAGAAGGTAGGAACATCATGAGCACTCGCTCTGACGCTCTTTATCAAGCAGTTCTTTCTGATGTTATGGAAGCCGAGCCTAATCTCCCAGTAGGAGACAGCTCGATTCCTCCAGACGTTTCTCTTACACAGTTCAGGTGCCTGACGCTCCTTAAGACCCTATTGAAGAAATGGGTTCCTAGGGATACGCGTCAGCCCGATGCTGTGGCGAAAGAGAAATTCATTGCATCAAATAAAACATGCAGTGACTGGGAGTTCCGTCCTGAGTTCGAAAGTGATCGTATTCTCTTCGGTGAGTTCCGGAGAGAAGTGGATAACTTCTTTCATCGGGACGGCCTGCCTCGATTCGAGTCCTACTATGATGTTTTGAGTAGGGCAAGAGTCGGGCCAGGTGCAGCAATTGGGGCTGAAGGGCAAAGCATGTATGCTAAGCTATTCAGCTCTCAACTCACTACAACGTCAGAACTCTTATACAAAGAGTATAAGGACTATGTTCAGTGGTTCCGGTACTGGGATGAGGCGGAAAACAACCGCTACTCTCAGTTCGGGGCCCCTGCCATAGTTAACTGCAGCAAAACAAGCTTCGTGCCTAAAACGGTCGATGTTAGTCGAATGATTTGTGTCGAGCCCTCGCTGAATATGTTTTTTCAGCTTGGGCTCGGCCGACTAATGGAAGAGTGGCTTCATGAATCCTTCGGGATTTCCATGGAGACTCAACCAGATGTCAATCGCCGGCTGGCGCGAGTCGGGAGCTTGAGCTGGGAAGACCAGAACTTCGTTGGGCCGCAAGGCCCGCGGATTAGTACGATCGACCTGTCTTCCGCTTCCGATTCTATCTCTCTAAATCTGTGTAAACAGATCCTCCCAAAGTGGCTTTTTGACACTTTGTTGGAGCTCCGAAGCCCTAACACGGCTTTGGATGGGAAGATAGTGCGCCTTGAGATGATGTCTACAATGGGGAACGGTTTTACTTTTCCCCTGCAAACGGTCATCTTCTCATGCATCATTCGAGCGGCACATCGAGTATCGGATGTTCCGATACTTGATGGTTGGGCGCGGAATTGGTCATGCTTCGGGGACGACCTCATCTGCGATACGCGTGCGTATCGTAATGTGATTCGTCTGCTAAAGCTGGCTGGTTTCACGCCTAATCCCTCGAAGACTTTCTCCGAAGGACCGTTCAGGGAGTCTTGCGGTACAGACTGGCTTTTTGGCCGGCCTGTTCGGGGCGTCTATTTAAAGCGCCTCGATTCGCTGCAAGACCTCTGTGTCGCCGTTAACCTCTTAAACGAATGGAGTGCAAATACCGGCGTTGCCCTGAAAAGGGCATGTCACTTGTTGCGCCTTTGGATGCGTGGGAGATTTCTCCCCGTACCCTACGCGGACGGTAACAATACCGGTGTTCGTGTTCCACTAGCTCTCTTGAGCAAGGAAGACTATCGTTGGGACAGGAATTTCTCGATTCTGTATCGAAAGTTCCAGCCCCGCCCTAAAGTTATCCGAGTTCTCGAGACGGAGATCCTCTCTCCGAAAGGGGTTAGGAAGCTGCAGTTCAACCCTCCAGGGTTACTCTGTAGTTTCTTATACGGTGAACTAACAAGTGGTGTGTACTCTGTCAGGCATGATAGGGTCTACTACCACACGAGGCAGGTGTGTACTCCTTTTTGGGATTATGCACCACAAACCGCCGCCCTAGACAGGGGGGTGGCGGAATGGCAGCGCTGGGAAAGCGCTGTGCTCATTAACTTGAGCAACCCCT